GTTAGCAATGCCAACACGGTTGTTCCCCGCGTCAACAAAAATCATATGAGTGTTGTTGTCGCTTTCTACGCGAAAGCTCACAAAAGAATATCCACTCTCGTTGAAAACGACTTCTGTAGGAAGACATTGGAACTTGTTTACGTTGCCTGTGACGATCCGAAACTGGTCCGTAGAGTTAAACTCCAAGTAGGTGTTGGTATCATCGTCGTGGAAAATACGGTCTCGCACACCGATTTGTTCCACTTCTGTGATGTTATTACCCTGTGCGTCGAGAGTTCCGCCAAGCTGCGGGGTGGTGTCGTCAGACAAATTCTGCATAGCGGAGTCTGCGGTAGACCCCTGCGCCGCAGTGGCGTAGTCAGATGAATCGAATGCCTTTACCTGTGCGAGGTTAGTAACCTCACTGTCCATGAGTGCGCCAGCAGCAGTGACGTTGGCAGTATCGGTTACATCAGCAGATGCCTCGATGCCGTCGAGTTTTGTACCATCTGTAGCAAGGTCGCGGCCATCAATCGTGCCGGGAATGGAGATGTTCCCACTCCCGTCGAGGAACACCGCCTTCTCTGCTGGCTGCGTGACAAAAATGTCCCGCGAACCTGCCGACCAATTGACTGCCGCATCGCTGTTGCTCGACTGTAAGATTGTCGTACGCGCAAGGGTCGTACCCGAAGCGGTGTACGTACCGATGCCCACCTCAAAGTCCGTGCCGTCCGTACAACAGTAGTACGTCGTATTGCCATCCCCGACAGCAGAAAACGACTCGAACCCAGTCTCGGCACCAGCAAGTGTGTACGTGCCAGTTCCGGTGGTCGTAGTCGTTTCTTTTACGCGATCAGCAACAACGAGGGCCACAGTTTAAGCCTCAGTAATAGTGATGCTATCTGCGGCAAAACGAAGGGTGTCGCCGTCCTCAATAAGCTTGTCTTCTGATAGTTCGCCGTAATAAAGTAGATTATCAGGAGACCCGCCCGCAGTTGAACCATCGTGCAACCCGAAGTGGGTTACGGTTCCCCAGTTACCCCCCGATGCTGTAAAGTCTTTTGCAACTGTCGGGCCTGTCGCAGAACCCGCGCCACTAGAAGCAGCGTTAAACGACACAGCCTGACGAGCGTATCCGTTGCCAGAAAGCTCCGTGCCGCTGTCGTCTTCTGCAGGGTTGGTCGTGTAGAGTGAAAGATAGACAGTCGGGGAAGTCATTGCCGACGTACCTAACACGTGGTCCAAGACCGCCTTCTCCAAGTAGTTAGATTTTGCAGACATAGTTTACTCCCTTATGTCTTGTTTGGGTCGAAAAACTCTTCGACGCTTACCGTAGCAACTAATTCATTAGCAGTTCCTGCTGCCACAATTAGCTTGTCGCCCGTGTGAAGATACAACGGCTTATCCACAGTAAATACGGATTCCATACCTTTTCCTGCAACAGCGTGGGTATCGAGAATAGTATGGGTTGTATCATCATCAGAGTGATAAAACTTCAGTGTATAGCTTACGTTACTGCTGTTGTTGTTGCTAATAAAGAAATGTTCGACGTGAGAAGAAAAGTTCGCGGGTACCGTGTAAACATCCGTATCCGCAGTTGTTGTTAGCGAAACAGATTCCGTATAGTATTTAGAAGCGCGATCAACTATAGGCATCAGCGTACCTTCCTGTACGAGCGAGTCTTCTTCGCTATCTTCTTGGGCTGCTTCGAAACCTGTTTACCGGCCTTCGTGGCTTTACGCTTTGCGCGAGTCGTAGCAGCGTATTCTTTCGCGGAGAGTGCCTTAATGGCCTTTTCCGGTAGATATCGCTCCCCGGTTGCTTTTGGACCCTGTGTGGACGGCTTGCCACTGCGTGTGCGCCACTTTTGCTTAGTCCACGCTGTCAAAGAGCGTTGGCTCTTCTTCTTCGCCATAATCTTCGAGTTCCCACTCTATGAGTTGTATCTCTTGTAACTTGCGGTCTGCTACGGACCACTTGTGCAGGGCATCATCGATATCTTCCATGATGTCGGAGGTTTTGAACGTCTCCCGTGCAGACACCTTGAGAGATTCGTACTTGTGCTTGAGGGCTTCGATTATCATGCGGTCCATGCGACTCTCCGTAAATAACCCTATTATAGCACAGTTACCTAGAGTTTACAAGAAAAAAACTAGAGGCGTCCCTGTGCGTGGAGAGCGAGAGCAACGACACAGCCAAGAACCGCCAAACCTACGACAAAAAACAATGTGACGATAGCTATGTCTAACATCTGCTTACGCTTGCGGGCCGCTTCTTCTTCGGCTTCCCGTCGTGCAACCCGTGCTTTGGCCTGAAACTTTTGCCAGTCGCCCCACAAACCCGGACGACCCGCGTAAATCATGATAGTCTTTAGCTGCTCTTCTTGCTCTCGAATCTGTTCGAGGGCCATAAACTCTTCGAGGTCGGAGCCGTTGCCCTTCTTTTGTGCCTTTTTCTGTAGGTCTTCTTTGGCCCCGACGAAGCTTGCAATCGCGCTACCGGCAGCAGCAATATCCTTGCCGTTCTGAACAGCGGTCTTGATTACGGCGAATGCAGCATTGGCAGCAGCGAGTTCAGCAAGCATCTCAGTACACCTTCGTATCTTTATCGACCAGTTTGGGTAGGCAGTACGCCGTAACCTCGTTTCCTTGTTTGTGGAGTTTTTGTGCGTACCACACGCATTCATTTAGGTCGCGAAAATACATGTCGTTGCTGACTCTTCGCTTGTCTTCTCCCGTTCCCAAGAAAACAAACAGGAGAAAGACGTGCATCATTGCTAGTCGCGGTAACCGCCTCCTGCTTTTTTATACTGTTGTGCTAGCATCTGGGCTTTACGTGCTGACCACTGCCCCGGCTTGCCGCCCTTCGAACCCGCCTTGATACGTTCGAACAGACGCTTTCTCATTCCGGGCTTAGTGTAGTTGCCAGCTTCATTAACTCGACTCTTGCTCTTCGCTTTAGGCTTCGACGATTTGCTAGCTTTTCTAACCCGGCCACCCTTCTTGAGTTCTTGTTCTTTCTCCACGCCTTCAATCTTTCCGGCGTTGCGTGTTGCGTAGAAGACTTGCTCACCCTTACGGCCCCCGTAGGTACGTTTCATTGAAGACATGATCTTTTTGCCTTTATCCGTTAAAGGCATCAAAACTCTCCCTTCTTCATTGCGTCCGAAAGCTTAACAGCCCGCGAACCTACCTGTGTCGCCCAACGGGAGTCGAGCATCTCTGCGGCTGCGATGTCGAACTTCTGTTCGTGTATCGCACTCCACATGTTTTTGAATTTACAGAGGCGTGGCACACCCATATTGAAGGCCATGTCCATCAAGATTAGCTGACGTACCGCGTCGAGGTCGTTGACGCACGGATGTACGCGGCACAGTTCGTCCTCTACGATCTTGATGTCGTTCATGGCAAGATAACGTGCATCCGCTTCCGTGATACCGTGTTCGTACACAATAGCCATCGACGGAATGTCCATGTAATCGAGTTCTTCTTTACTGATCCCTCGGTCTTTTAAATTGCGCCCGATACCAATAGTGTCGATGCCGAGAGTGTCCTGATACACAGTGAGGACCATGCCCTCGTGTGCAATCAGCTTGTCGAGAAAATGCGATGTGTTATATTTCATTTTTTATTCTCTCCGCCCATCCAGATGCCAAACGCACCGGTCATAGCACCCATCACAACGCTCACAAAGGCGGACTGTGAAGCTGTTGGGGCGTCCAAGTTCATAAACCACTCTGCACAACGCCACGACATCAGAGTCATTATCAACATCATAAAGCGGGGAAGAAGCTTCCACTGCGCAATGCGTTCGAAGGTCATCTCTGCCATAGTTATTTCTTTCCAAAGAACTTAGTTGCGCTACGAACGCCAAAGGATGCGGCAACGATTACACCGAGCGAATACTGATACCATTCGGGCATCGCATCTAGCTGTGCAAAGCCGTTAGCTACGACACCTTCCATTCCGGGGATGAACGCAAGAATCAAGGGTACCGAAAACAAAATAACCAACCACTCGTCTTTCCACGAGGATTGGCTTCCCTTGATAGCTTCCAAGTCCCAGTCGATTTCACCGGTAGCTTTCTTTTCCATGATGGTTGCTTCGGCTTTTGCTTTGGCAACCTTCGCACCGGTTTCGGCTTTGGTCTTTTCGACCTTTCCTTCGAGCCACGTACCCGCAAGTTGCGAGATAGGGCCAATTAATGCGGTTAGCATTTCCACCTCTTTCGTGCCTGTCTAAGGCGGCTGTTCGGGTCTTTTGCTGCTTTGGGGAACTTCTTCATCTGACCTGCAGAACGGGCACAGAACGACTTGCGCCGCTTTGCGTCTTTGCTTCCGGGTTTTACTTTACCGGTGACTGCAGTCTTGAGTTTGGAACCGGGGTTTTTTTTGCGGTAAGCCTTGACCCCAGCTTCGGTCATACCCGCGCCCTTCTTGGTAGGGCGAAAGTTCTTCTTGTTACGGGCTGGCATCTTGTCGGCTTTACGGGCCATATGGTTTATCCCCGCAGGAGGTTCCTGCTTTTATCACGTAATTAAAAAGAGGTCAAGGGGGCACGTGGCCCCCCCGACAGGTTAGTTAGGCGAAGGTTGCGGCAGTTGCCGGATCAGCAGGGACCGGAGTCATAACTGCGACAACTTTAACAACACCTGTGAACGCATCAGTCGAACCGTTAGTCATAACGATATGATCAGCAGCGTTATACAGGAATCCACCTGCGGTGCCTGCAGCCGGAGCAACGCCTGCACCAGAACCGTCGTAGGCAGCTACGTAGCGGTTCGGGTCGGTATCGTCACCCAAGTCGAGATCACCGGCACCAGCAGTCAGAACTTCCAAGTAGGCGTTCAGAACGATGGTGTCTGCAGGGACGTGCATCACGTCGATGGACTCGGACGTACCAAGATTGGTAGACGAGAAGTCCAGCTTAACGACAGCGACGTGTGCGCCGCCACCAGCAGGGATGCCAGCACTCTGTGCAGTAACGGCAGAAGATTGGTAAGTAGCCATTTAAGCCTCCCTCTACAGTGAGATAACGCCACGAACGAGGGCTTCCGGGCGAAGGACTTTACGTCCAAACACATGGAGACCACGAACGATGTCGCTAAAGGTTTCGGTGGAACGTACAACTTCAGTCTTCGCGATGTGCGAAGCAGTTGCAGTCGAGGACATGTGACCAGCAAGGATCGGGAATTCACCCGCACCCAGACCAGTTACGTCAACGGTGTCAGTACCAGCAGCATTCATTGCAGTGGACTTGTAGCAATTGAAGCCAGCAATGTTGCCCTGCATAACGAGGCCGTTACGCAGCGGCGAAGTGCCGTCACCAGTGACCTGTACCTCTGCAAACTTGGCACCTGCGCCAAACAGCTTCTCGTAGAAGGCCGGTGCTGCAACAAACCAACGGTTCTCTTCCGGAACCGACTGATCGTCGAGGGCACGTGCCATCTTGAGCATCAGGTTGACGAGGTTGTCGCCAGTCTGCGAAGTCAGCGGGGAAGCAAGCGTACCCAGACCAGTGATGGTCTCGGTGGCTGCACCCGACTCAGACGAGAGACCTGCGCCATCGAACATGGCGGTCAGGATGTTACCGTCGTACTTACGCTTCAGCGAGTATGCACCCGAAGAAGTGGCCAGAGCCTCGAAGTTGACGTGGGACTGACGCTCTTCAATGTCGTCAATCTTGAACGCAAAAGCATTCGCCTGATCTACAACCATAGTGGTCTGATCGTCAGCGAGGTCTTGCGGGTTTACCACCGAGCCACGGGAGTAGCTAGAAACGGTGATTGTAGGTTCTTTGATGATACGGACGGTATCACCGTAGTTCTCGATTTCGCCAGCGTAGTCGGTATTCGTGATGTCTTCAGCAACCGAAGCGCGACGGAAGAACTTGAGAACCTTTTGACTAAAGATTTCCGGAGTAAAGTTACCGGAAGGCAGGTTGTTGTAACCTGATGCACTATCAAAAGCCATGGGTCTTTCCTTCCTTTGTTGAGGTTTAGTTTAGTTGTTGTAGTCAATACGACCTTCGGCACGAGCCTTGTCCAGTTCTGCTTCCATTTCTTCGAACTGCCAAGGTTTCATCTTGCCGATTTCAGAGGCTTTCCAAATCCG